TTTTTGACCCGTCAATCGTGCCGTCCTCAAAAATCGACCCGCTGATGGTCCCGTTCATGAAGTGGCTGTTGGTGATGGCGCTGTCTTTTATATGCGAACCGGATATGGACGCGCCCTGCAGGTGCCCGCCGTCCAGGCTCCCCATCGCGATTTTCCGCCCGCCCAGGCTCCCGTTGGGCAGCATGAAGCTGGCCGTGCTCCCGATGGTCCGCGCCGCCTCGGTCACGCCCACGTTCATGTGGATGTACCGATTCGTCAGCACATCGTAATCGACCTGTGTGATTTCGGCGTCCAGCTCAACGTCGTGCGCGTCGTCCCGAACAGTGATGAGATCGCCCAGGTACAGCCGGTCAAGGTCGCGGTAGGCCGCGTACTCCACTGTGTCGCCCAGCTGCAGGAAATCAATGTCCACGGTGATGTCGGGCAGGTCGATGCCCAGGTCAAATTCTGCATTGGCCTTGGCGGTCAGGGCGGCCTTGGCCTGCGCCAGCGTCACGGCCGGCTCGTTGTCTTTGGCTTTCTTCTCCGCCACGTCGCTGTACTCTATAACCTTCGCCCGGATGATAGTCGCCGCGTCGTTGCGGGGCGAGTCCACGTATTCATCGTCAATGTACAGCGGTTCGCCGTCCTTCGTTTTTCCGACCGGCACGATGCGGTTGACGATGCTGTCCTCGTTGATATCCAGCGTCACGCCCATCAGGTTGGTGCCGTAGGACACGGACTGCCGCGACACCTCGCTCCGCTCCAGTAAGAACAGGTCGTAGTTGTCCCGCACAAGCCGGAGATTGGCAAGCGAAAGAAGCCCCTCGTCGGGGTCAAGCAACGCTTCAAGATAGCCTTTCCGGCTCCAATCGGCTGTAATAGTTGCCGTTGAATCTGTATAAATCGTAAAGCCATGGTCTGCCTGTGTGCAAGCCGCGTCAATCTGTGCGATTGCCTGCGCGACCGTCTTGTCATTGACCTTGCAGTCCAGCAGAACATTCCCCAGCAGGTCGTAACTGATATGTCGCGCCCACACCTTGACCTCGCCCGCTTCGGTGTCCTTCTCGGCGCGGTAAATTCTGAACAACTGGTCGCGGATTTTGCGTTCCTGAATGGTCTCGGGCGGCCTGGCGGCGATAGTGGCCACCAGCGTTAAACTGGCCGCCTGCATCCACCCGGTGTTGCCGTTGGGCGTTGTCACCTTGTACCAGGCGCCGTCTTTTTCAAGCACCGATACTTCGATGCCCGCTTCGACCTTCTCCAGCACGCGGTTTCCGTTTGACTGCCACTTGGTGACGGTCTTCGGCTCATTTTCCGTGAGGCCGCGGACAGCCACCACGTCGTATTTTTTAAATTTCAAATCGATCCCCGGAACTGTCACGGATATGGTTGACCCCAGTGTGGTCGATTTCTTCGTGTACACTTTCGCCTTAGCACTCGTCTCCCACACTTCATAGGAGGTCGTGGCCGGCATCCGGATGATGGGGGTGGTCTGGGCCGGGACTGGCGCCTTGATGACCCGGCCTGTTTTCAGCAGACCAAAAAGACCATCCTTGTCGATGGGATGGTCCAGTTCCAGTTCGTAGGCCCCGTTCTGTTCCTCTTTGATTTCGCACCGGGCGGGGAGGAGGCTCCCCAGCCCATTGGTACTGAAATCCTCGTGGCCCTGTTCATAAATCCAAATCACAAATACCTCCACCTCGGCGTGATGGTCACCTTGCTGACCGTGCCTGTCCAGCCCACAGCGTTATTCCCAACCACCAGCAGCGGCCACTCGCCCGACACCTTGTAGCTCTCGTTCACTGTCCCGTTGGTCGCCATGCCCAGGTCGCTGTCAATCAGGATGGACGTGTTAATATCAGTGATGGACAGGGAATATGCGCCCACCGCCAGCACTACGTTCCCGCTGCCCTCAATTTTAATGAGCGGTCGGCTGGGAACATGCCCGATGTTGACGACCGTCCCCGGCGCGGTCAATTCTATGTTGGGTTCAGTTGTCGCCTTCTTCTTCAGCGGCTGGCACAGGAACGGCACGGTAAACCGCCTGTGGGCATGCCCTCGCAGGATTTTCTCGAACCTGATTTCATCAATCACCTGCGCGTCATAGGCATAGGTCGGGTCATTGCCCAGCACCAAGTCCCCGCGCCCGGTCAGCCATGCCGCGGCCGCCGAAATCTTGTCCACGCTCGGCACCATGCACTCGCACTCCAGCACCATCGCCTCATAGGACGGCATCCCGCTTAATGTCAGCTCGCCGTCCCTGCCCGGCACTTTCACGGTCTCCACGCGCAGGGTCGGTTTGACGATCTCAGGATATTTGAGCACCGTCACGCTCTTTGATGACGCGGTTGTCCCTTTGAATGTAATCTCGCTCATCCGGCTCCGTACCCCCTTGCCGCCCGCCGGGACGCGTCAGTCAGTCCCTTGCGTATATTGTAGATGTCCACAGCGGTCGGGCTGTTCACGTTCACATTGACGCCGCCCCCGGTCGCGTTGGGCAGTCTGAAGTTCAGGTTGTTGTTAAATGCCGCCGCCACCGCCGCGCCCATTGCCGCCGCCTGCTCCACCAGCTGCCCCTGCATCGCGTCCATCGCGCCCGATACCCCAGGGATGCTTTCGGTAATTGCGTCGGAGATACCGGGGGTGAGAGCATCGCCAAAGTTCGTCCCGGCCTGTTCCGCGGCGTTCTTGAAGTCCAGCAGTTCTACCAGGCCGTCAAGCGCCCCTTGGGTCAAGGTCGCGTCATACAACCCGCCGGCCAGCGGGTCAGTTAAGATTGATTGCAAAAGAGTATAGGCAAGCGATTCATCGCCGCCCGCTTTCTCCAGGGATGTTTTGAGAGAGCTTATCAATTCCTGCCGTAACACTTCCACAGCGGTCGGCGGCGCAAGGTTCTCGATGCTCTGACCTTCAAAGTACTTGTTCATGATGTCCGGCGTGAAGAATCCGGCCCACAGCGCTTCAACCGCCGCCATGTCATCGGTCGCCATGACCTGACGGGTCACGTTCTCCAGCGCGGCCAGGAGGTCATAGTCCTTGGCGGCCTGTTCCAGCGCGGCCTTCACTTCGGGTTGCCCCTGCATCATCCCGCTCACCAGGGCGCTGACCTGTGCCATGTAGTTGGCCTTTGCTTGGGCGACCTCTGCGTCCCAGTTGGCTTTCAGCGCGTCACGCTCTTCCGCGGCCCGCTTTGCATCCGCGTCAGTCTTTGCGGCGCCGATGGCCGCGTTCAGCTCCTCGTATTTGTCAGAATATCTCCCCGCGATTTCGGCAATTTGGGATTGGGTGAGCCTCGCTTCATAGCCCAGTGCGGTTCCGTACATGTCGTCCGTTCCATACCCGCGTTTCACCGCTGCGGATATATTCTTGTTGTATTCGCCCTTCTCGCCTGACAGCGCGTCCGCCTGGGCCTTGACTTCCGCCAGCGCGGCCATTGTAGTATTGTAGCTTTCTTCGTCCAGGCCAATAACGATGTTTTTCAGATTGTTGATGATTTTCTCCGTCGGGGATTCGATGGACTCAATAGCGGCCACCAATAAGGAGACTGCGCCGACTCCGGCGACAACGCCCCACAGCGTGGGGCTTGAAATAGCAGCCTGTAGGGCGCTTGTAGATGTTCTCGCTTTTCCGATTGCGGTCGTAATACTGCCAACAGCGCTTACGACACTGCCCAGCCCAATCAGAGCAGGTCCGCCCACAGCCAATCCTGCGCCGATACCAAGGATCCAATCCTGCGTTCTTTCGTCCAGCTCGCCAAATTTTCCGAGCAGGTCCGTAATCTTGGTCATGATGTTCTGGATCGGGTCCACCAGGTTCTCGCCTGCGTCGGCCGCGGCGTTTTCCATTCTGTTGAGTTGCGTGCGCTGGTATGATTCGGCGGTGGCATAGCGCTTTTCGGCTTCCTCAGCCAGCGCGGTGTTTTGCTCATAAGCCTCGTTTGATATTTCCATCGCGCGCACAAAAAGGTCAGGGTTTGCCGCTGCCGCCGCGATCATGTTTGACAGGCGGATTTCAGTCAGGCCCATTTCCTGCAGCTTGCTCAGCACGCTTTCTTCGCCGGTTGATGTTTCAATCTCATTTAGACCGATAAAGAAATCAAGGATAGACTGGCCGGCGTTCTCGTTCCAGCCGGCTATAAACTGCGCAGGAGTAACGTTCATCACGCCAGAGAACTGCTCAAGCGCAACCATCGAAGCGACCATGTCTTTGACTTCATTTTTTGTTCTGCCAAGGTCGATCGCGGTTGCCTCTACCCACTCGCTGCTATCTGCGGCAAGCTGAAGATCACGCGCTGACAATCCTGCCGTCTCCGAATATTCGGAAAATTCCTGCATCGCCCGCCTTCCGGTTTCCCCAGCCAATTGCATTTGTTTCATCAGTTTGCCGGCCGCGGAGCCACCCGCCTCGGCGTTGATACCCACAGAGGTTAAGCCAGCCGCCAGGGCTAAAATCGCTTCGTTCGACATCCCGGCGAGTTCACCCGTGGACGCCATGCGCTGGGCCATCGCGAGCAGTTCCCCCTCGGTCGTCGCCAGGTTGTTTCCAAGCGCGGTGACAGCAGAAGCGGTTCTTGTGATATTTTCAAAACTGCCCTGGTCCGTCACGTTCAGGAACCGCGCCAGCACATCCGCGCCGCTGGAGGCGTCCAGGTCATCCGCGGTCTCAGAAATCATAGCGACGGATTTGACAAACTCAATCACTTCATCGGCGCTTACACCCAGCGCGCCAGCCTGTCCTGCCAATTCCATCAGCTCGGTGTAGCCGACCGGCGTGGTCTCTGACAGGCTCTTGAAGGCCGCCTCAATGTCCGCGTATTTGGTCGTGTCGGTTTCGTCAATGGTTTTCTGCATCGACACGGTGGCGCTTTCAAAATCAAGCGCGGTCTTGTATGCCTTGCCGCCCAAAGCCGCCAGCGGTCCGCTGACATACAGCGACATGGTCCTGCCCATCCGCTGCATGGATTTGCCAAAGTTGGAGGCCAGCGTGCCGAACTTGATCAGGTTCACTGCCGACAGTTGGTTCTTGAGCGCTTGCGCTTTCGCCTCCGCGGTGGTCAGCTGCGTTTCCAGCCCGCTGAGTTGTTTCGCCGCCAGCAGTTTTTGGGCGTCCGTATCCGCCGCGTTGAATTTCGCCCGGGCCGCATCGACCGCCTTCTGCAGGTTCTCCACAGCTTTCTGCTGCAGCCCCAGCTTCTCCTCCAGCTGGCTCCGGCCTGGGTCGCCGCCCATGCCCTTGATCTCAGAGTCGATGTTCCTGATCTGCCGGTTGATTTCATTGGCGGTCTTTTTAAAGCCGCCCGCGTCCATCGAAAGCCGGACAAC